TAGATGCCACATTAAGCCAGTTGAAGATATTAACGTAAACGAGTTAAAAAATTTAGTCTTAATGGAGAATCGAATAAGTAAATTACTTAATTTAGCAGAAATCTAAAAACAAGAATAATGAAAAAACAAGAAGAAACAGTTGAGGTCGTGTTGACCTTTCTACAAAAGTTGCACAACGCAAAGCAATCAATTAAAAAGATAGCGAAGAACGCTAAAAATCCACACTTTAAAAACAATTATGCCGACATTAACGCATTAATTGAAGAGGTCGAACCTATCTTATTAGAAAACAGACTTCTATTATTACAACCTATCGAGGACGGTTACGTTTATACACGAATAGTTGATATTGACTCGGGTGAAATTTGTGAAAGCTGTATGAAATTACCTGAAATTACCGACCCGCAAAAGATAGGGAGCGCAGTTACTTATTACAGACGATACACTTTGCAGTCACTTTTAAGCTTACAAGCTGTTGACGACGATGCAAATTTAAGTTCAGAGGCTGTTAAAAGTCAAAAACAAGGATTAAGCCCTGAAAGATTTTTAAAAGCGTTAGAAGGTATTAAAAACGGCACTGTGTCGAAACAAGACTTATCAAAGTTTGAATTAACCAAAGAACAACTAACTAAACTTAACGAACTATGAAAATACGTTGCTCATCACTAGGAAAAATAATGACAGCACCTCGGAGTAAATCGGAGGTGTTAAGTCAAACCGCAAAGACCTACGTCGAAGAACTTGCAAAAGAACACTTGTTCGGAATTAAAAAGGTGTTTAAATCGCGTTACACTGACAAAGGGAACGAAGTCGAAGAGAAAGCAATCGAACTTACCGAAGATGTTTTAGGCTTCGAGTTTCTAACCAAGAACGAAGACTACTACCAAAACGATTGGGTAAAAGGAACGCCCGACATAATTACGACCTCTTTAGTAATTGACGTGAAAAGTAGCTGGTCAGGTGACACGTTTCCGTTCTTTGAAACCGAATTACCAAACAAAGACTATTATTACCAAGTAATGGGTTATATGTGGCTAACGGGAAAGAAAAATGCTTTAATAAGTTATTGTTTAATTAACACACCAGAAGAAATTGTTAACGATGAAATACGAAGAACCGCGTGGGGAAAATACGAAATCGAACCCTCTGAAGAAACTATTCGAGATGTTGTGGCTTTACATAGTTTCGATAATATACCGAAAGACAGAAGAGTGAAAGCCTTCCACGTCGAATATAACGAGGGAGTTGTTAACGAGATGAAAACACGAATTGAATATTGTAGAACCTATTTTAACGAGTTGATAAGATGAATACACCAACAATAATTTTAATTATACTATGGTCAATAGGTTTGCTAGTTAGTGCAAATCGCCACGGTAAACCAAGAACTAATCACGATTTTTTTACTACATTAATTGCTGAAATAATAAATATTTCTCTTTTATGGTGGGCAGGATTATTTGAAAACTTATAAAAAATGAACATAACAAACGAAAGCATTCAACACTTTACATTGAAAAACTTAAACGAGAATTAAAATAATTTACTTAAATTTAAAACAAAAAAGATGGAACAAAGAGAAAACACGGGAGCGATATTCAAGAACGACAAAAAGACGACTGACGCACACCCATTTTATAAGGGAAAGCTTAATTGGAAGGGAGAAATAATTGATATTGCTTTATGGGTAAAAGACGGGAAAAATGAAAAATTCTTTAGTGCTAAATTATCAGAACCTTTCAAGAAAGAGGAAAGCGTGTTCGACGTACCCTTTTGAGCGTCCATTTAGGGTTTACACTTGGATTGAAAACAAAGTTGATTACTTTATTATTCAAGCCTACTCAAAAGAAGACGCAGTTAAACGGTTAGACCTTCACCCTAAATTAGTCTTTGAAGTGTGGACTATGGATGAGTGGCAAAAGTATTGCGATAGAAAAAAAACACTTTAAAATATTTACTATTATATAATATAAGCCCCTCCCCCATTATAGGCTTAAAGAAGTTAGTTAAACTCTATTGATGATTACGAAGTGGGAGGCGTATGATTCGATAGGGTTTTTTTATTTAAAGGTTACTCGTTTTCCTAAAACGTTTATTAAAATTATGGCAAATGTCAAATTATTATTTTGCGGAAGTGAAAAATCCGAAACAGATTCTATTTCAGTTGAATGCTTTTATAATGGACACAACGAAATAACTATTCGAATTGATGAAGGCGAAAATTCTAAAATAGCTTTAGTTTCATTAGACAAAGAAACTGCTATTAAATTTTGTAAAGAATTACGTAAGTCTATCGCTTTAATTGATTAGTTATGAGAAAGGCTTTTAAATTTTATCGTAGTTATTGGGAAGTTGCTCAAGAATTAAACGAAAAAGACCGTTTGAAGTTTTACGATGCTTTACTAAAAAAACAGTTTTTAGGTCAAGAAACTGAATTAGAAGGTATGAGTAAATTTGCTATGCTTTCTCAACGTCATTCTATTGATTTACAAATAGATGGGTATCTTTCACAATGGTATAAAAACAACCCTATGCAAGACCCTTGGCAAGGGGCTACACAAGACCCTTCTATACAAGAAGAAGAGAAAGAAGAAGTAAAAGAGAATATATATAGACAATTTAAACACTTAAGTATTACTAAAGACGAGTACAATAAATTAATAGGTGTTTATAGCAGCGAAGCTGTTAATAGTATTTTAGACGCTATTGAAAACTACAAGAATAACAAGAACTATACAAGTCTATATTTAACCGCTAAACAATGGTTAAAAAAAGAAGCTTCAGCTTCTACTAAACAACAAAAGTCGAACGACCAGTTATTTTACGAGAATGTAATGAAACAAGTAAACGCTTACAAATGATTTTAAAAGACGGACATAGTACAAATTACCTACTCGACTACAAAGACGGTAAAATTTCGATGGGTCTTGGCATAGGATGCGTTTTAGACGATTACATTCGATTCAAGCGAAAACAACTAAACATTGTTCTTGGACACGACAACGTGGGTAAGTCTTATTTTATGCTGTGGTACTTTCTTTGTTTGGCTGTTAAACACAATTTGAAATTCGTGTTGTGGATGGGTGAAAACTCAAGCGGTCAAGTGATGCGTGACTTAATTCAAATGTATTCAGGTAATAAGTTTAGCGACCTATCAAAAGACGAAATACTAACTTATAACAAGACTATCGAACAATGGTTTAAGTTTGTTAGTAACGAACAAATGTACACACCTCAAGAGATGTTAAAGATAATTGAAACTCAAGAATGCGACGTTGCTTTTATAGACCCGTTTACTGGATTAAATCGAGGTATGCAACACAGCGACAATTACGAATTCTTAAACACGACAAGAGACTTTTGCAACCGTACAAATAAGACTTTGTATATTTCAACACACCCGACAAGCGAAAGCGGACGTACTTCGATGCTTTACCCTCAAGAACACGTTTGGAACGGACACTTAAAACCACCATTGAAAGCACACATTGAAGGCGGTAAGCCGTTTTTAAATCGTTGCGACGATATGCTTGTAATACACAGACTTGTAAAACACGAATCAATGAAATATTTTACTATGATAGATATTGAGAAAATCAAAGACCGTGACACTGGGGGGCAGCAGACCGAATTAAACCAACCGCTTTTATTTGATTATAATTTCGGTAAAGGTTTTACGATAGGCGGCGTTAACCCATTGCAACAAAAACACGAAATAAAAAGAAATACTAATTTTGATTTACCCTTTTAAACTATGAAAACATTTAACTCGATTAGTGGCGGAAAAACCTCCGCTTATTTAGAGGTTCATTATCCAAGCGATTACAGAGCCTTTTCACTTGTTAGAACAAGCGATAAAAACTGCATTTATCCTGACGCAAAAGTTAGACAAATGGTTAGCGATAAATTAGGCGTTGAGTTTATTGGAACGCTTGAAGACGATATTATAATAAATACAATTTTAGACCTCGAACAATTTACGGGGCGTGAAATTAAATGGGTAACGGGGAAAACTTTCGATGAGGTTATAAGACACGGAAAAGAAATACCACAATTGCCTCAAGTAAATCGAAGATTTTGCACGGCATTACTAAAATCTAAACCTCTTTACGATTATTGGAAAAGTTTAAATATTGAACCGTGGGAAATTCGTTTTGGATTTAGAGCGAATGAAATGAAACGTGCTTTGAATGTAAATGAAAGATTAAATGAAAATGGTTTATTAACTATTAAGGATATTATTGGAAGAACTAAAAACGGAAATGGTAATAAATGGGCGGAAATTGAATACCAAAAACCAAGATATCCATTAATAGAAGACGCTATATTTAAAGATAATATTGAAGAATTTTGGAAAGGAAAACCAGTTCGATTTGCTTGGATGAATAATTGTGTCGGATGCTTTAATAAAAATATTTTGTTAATTCGTAAAATGTTCGACTTGCACCCAAATAAATTACAATGGTTTATTAATCAAGAAAATTTGGGTATGCATTATAAGGGCAACCAATGGAGACAAGAAGCAACATATACACAAATAAAAAACTGGATGCCACAATTTGAACTATTCGAAGACGATTTTAATGAATGTGATTCAGGATATTGCGGACTTTAAACTTTTAACTATGGAATTAAAAAACTGGCAAAACCAAATTTTAGAAATTATGGATAAACAAGAAATGCAAGAAAAATATTTTATAATAAACTGGTCTATTAACGATATGGATGCTGGTTTGCTTTTATGCGACCTATTGAAAGAACAAAACTCGAAGTTTGTAATATCCTTTACCAGTGATGAAAAGGTAATGGACGTTAAACGAGTTTCAAAAGACGAATTCTTAAACTATAACTATGGATAAAGAAATAAGAATACAACTTGCCTACATAAACCTCAACTCACTTTGGAATAAATTAGAGTTTCGAAAGCGACTAGAACCTAAACGAGCGGAAGGTATCGCGCAACAGCAAGACGAACTCGAACAGATTAAAGACGTTTTAAATACGGTGGTAAAAGAAAACCGAGCGTTATCAAATAAGTTAATGTCGATGCAGATTGAACTACTTGAAACACAAAAAAAATTAACCGATTATAAAGAAGTATATGACTAAAATAACAGATAAATTAACAATAACAAACGAAGACAATATGCTTTTAATGTCACGTTATCCTGATAATTATTTTGATTTGGCTATTGTAGACCCGCCGTATGGAATTGAAAGATTTAAAAAAGTAAGTGAAAAAGATTTGCTCACTAAATCGGTTCACGCAAAAAGATTTCAAAGAATGCAAACTGTTAATGATAATAAGCCAAGTGATGATTATTGGAAAGAATTATTTAGAGTTTCTAAAAATCAAATTGTATTTGGAGCAAATAATTTTATAATGCCGCCAAGCGAGTATTTTTTGATTTGGGATAAAAAACAAGCAATGCCAAACTTTGCAAGATGTGAATATGCTTGGGTTAGTATGGGTTTAAAAACTCCAGCTAAAATTTGTGAGCATTCTATACACGTGCATAATCAAACAGAAAAAATACACCCAACACAAAAACCAGTTTATTTATATAAATATATTTTAGATAATTACGCAAAGCAAGGAGACAAAATACTTGACACGCACCTCGGCAGCGGAAGTATTGCAATAGCCTGTCACGATTACGGATTTGAGTTAACCGCGTGTGAACTTGATACGGAGTACTACGAAAAAGCGATTGAACGAATAAAGAACCACGTTGCACAACAAAAATTATTCTAATGAAAAATAAAAAATGCCGATACTGCAAAGAGGACTACTTCCCAAAGACGACACTACAAAAATGCTGTTATAATTACGAATGTATTAAACAAGCCGTCAAAGATGCTGAATTGAAAACGTGGAACAAGAAAAAGACGAAGTTGAAAAAGGATTTAATGACTGCTTCAGACTGGCTCAAGATAGCGCAACAGACTTTCAACAAGTTTATAAGGGAACGAGATAAGGGTAAAATGTGTATTTCTTGCGAACAAAAGCCAAAGAAAATAAACGCGGGGCATTATTTCAGCGCTGGAGG